GTTGCCAAGTGATCGACGCCCTCACCCGTTCCCGTTCCCCTGAGTTTCACAGACAGACCATGTTCCGACTCGTCATCCTAGCAGCGGTTGGCGTCCTCTTCTGGACCAGCACCCCTGCCCGTACTGTGACAGCAGATGCTCTGTCCACTGTTGAGCAGATTGTGCGCCCCTAACCCCTATACTAGTCTCATGACAAACGAAACCAACTTTGACCGCTTCTCATTCGCTGCTCTCGCTGGTCGTGCTGGTCAGCAACCTGCTAACTATGCCACCGACATGGGCGACGGAGACTTCGATGATTACTTCACCGCTGACGACATCGACGCCCGCCGCTACGAAACCGAGCGACGCCGTGCCCGCTACGGATACTGAGAAGCGTCCGCCACGCGATCCTAACCCCATCTTCACTTCACCCTGTCACTGAATCATGAGCACTGAAACTTACAACGGTTGGGCAAACTACGAAACTTGGAATGCATCCCTGTGGATCAACAATGATGAGTTTCTCTATAACACTGCTAAGGCATGTGTTGTATACAGAGATGCAGGGATTGAGACCCCTTGGGATAAGTTTGTGCGCTGCATGATGGATGGGCAGATTGGTCGCCATCTCTGCAAGACTGGCGACGGTGTTGCATGGAATGACCCTGCAATCGATGCAGATGAGATGAACGAAATGCTGTGGGAACTGTGACCAGTAAGCAACTCAAAAAACTAGCAAAAGCACAGGGTTGGATTATGCATAGGCAAGGCGCTAAGCATATGATCTACCGCCATCAATCATCATCTAAACAGATAACAATTCCATATCAAGTTCGTGACTTCGTAGGCAAGCAAATCGCTAAGCAGTTAACACTTAGCGATTGAACAGTAAGGTATACCGAGGGGGCAGTGATTTGCCCCCCTTTGTTGTTACTTAGGGTCGCCAAGCGAAAAACGTGGGTCCTTCCTAACCTACAAAAGTATCCAGACGACCGATAAATATTCTTCGAGGGACCCGATATAAAAAAATTCCCCCAGAAAAAAATTATGGAAAAACCCGATTTTGAAAATTACGCAAAGATCTTAGAGAACTTTGACAAATTTTGCGACGAGTTTGAAGAGAGAGCATCCAACGCATTCATGAGAGGTGATCAAAATGACGGACGAGTTACTGGAGAGATTGAACGAGCAGGAGAGGACACTCCTCTGGCTGTCAGAGAGATTGCAGAGCCTGGACCAACGGATGTCGCAACTGGAGCGCCCCACCTTGATGTACCACCGCCCATCATCTGAGGAGTATGAGACGATCGCTCAGACATTAGATTATTTGCATAATAATGTTGAAGGGTTAAAGAGAGACATAGTAAAAATCGCAACACAAGTATAACGATGCCCAATGTAGTTGGACCAGATTGCATAGATACGCCCAGTACAGATGGGTTATGTACATTCCCCGCCAAGGAACTGGGAGGGGCATCTACAACGAGTCCTAACGTAAAGTTCGAGGGCGAGTACGTAGAACATTACCCAGTTGCCGAGAACATCCTTCTAGACGAAGTAGAGGGCACTCCACTGCCTACTAATGTGCTTGGTGTATGTCAACCAGGAATACGAAGACTTAACCCAGTAGTTAACCAGACTGTGTTAATCAATGGGAATCTTTTCGCAGTCACTGGTGATGAAGCAACGTTAGTCACGGGCGTAACCTCACCGAGGACCTTGACAGGTCCCTTCAGTTATCCTACAATAGTAATTGGTTCACGAATTGAAAATTAACTATGGCACGAACAAAGATTGGTTTGAGTGGCACTAAGTTTATCGAGGGCAAACCGAAGACTACTCGGCAAGGTTCGTCGAAGAATACGAAGTATGCCGCGACATCTCGGAATAAGGCGAAGAAGAAGTACAGGGGTCAAGGGCGCTAATCACCGAAAGCGCCGAGCAAAACTAAATATTTAAAGAGATAGCAACCTCTCTAAAAGTTCTGGAAACAGACTTTAGGGAGGTTTTTTCAATGGGACTATTTCCAGTAGACAAAGGTGAAGAATTTATTGAAGAAGGCATGACACTGATCACCGAAACTGACAGTGATCGCCTTCTAGATGCCGCTGCAAGGCGTCGTAAGTCAAAGATGAAGGAAGAACTATACCCACTCCCCGAAGACCGTCTAGAACGCCCTTGTGGAGGAGCGGGAGGTTTTGACGATTTTGTAGAGCGTTGGACGGAGTGAATAAATAGAAACAGCCTATTACTGTGTCTAAATGCCGACCTTTCAGACATTTAAAGATCTGAGTGTTACTTTTAAGAAACACCCTGTTACCGACGATTTGGTAACAGTGAAGGACAAGGCAGCTATTGTACAAGCGATTACCGTTCTTCTACTTACCAAAAAGGGAGAAAGACTATTTCAACCTGATATTGGATGTGGTGTTCAGAACTTGTTGTTCGAACCAATGGACTACGCTACTGCTGGTTTAATCAAGGGCGAGATTATTCAAACCCTAGAAAATTTTGAACCACGTATTGGAGTTGAAAATATTATTTGCACTCCAGATTTTGATAATAATGCATACGAAGTAGAACTATACTATCGAATCGTTGGAAGAGATGACGCAGTTGTTGGTGTAGACTTCTTGCTAGAGCGTACACGATAATGCCTTATACTCAGGTTGCCAATTTAGACTTTGAAGAAATCAAAGTCGCTCTGAAAGATTATCTTAGAGCATCATCGGATTTTACCGATTATGACTTTGAGGGTTCTGCTCTAGCGAACTTGATTGACGTATTGGCGTATAACACGTACTACACGGCGTTTAACACCAATATGGTAGTCAATGAACTATTCATTGATTCTGCCACGTTGAGGGACAACGTAGTAGCGATTGCGAAGCAATTAGGTTACACACCGAAGAGTGCTACTGCTCCAACTGCGTATGTGTCCTTTACTGTAAACTATGACAACCCAACAACTGATACCGAGTTAAATCTTAAGAAAGGTACAGGTTTTGTTGCTACTTATGACAATGATACTTATCGCTATGTTGTACAAGAAGATGTAAAAGCGCAAGTATCTAATCAGCAAGCAGTATTTACAAACGTAGCGGTTAAAGAAGGAAGTCTTCTGACTAATACGTTTACGATTGATACATCACTATCTTCCCAGAAATTCATTCTGGACAATAACAATATTGACACAACTACGGTTCTTGTTAAGGTTTATCCTGGCGGAGGTTCATTTAACGAACCATACCTACTAGCAAAGAACATTCTTGGTATTGATGGGTCGTCCAAAGTATTTTTCCTAGATGAGATTGAAGATAACAGATATGAAGTTCTGTTTGGTGATGGTGTACTAGGAAAAGCACTAGAGAACGGAACAAGAGCAGAAGTCTCTTACATGGTAACAAATGGTCCTGCATCCAATGGTGTAAGGTCATTTGTATTCTCTGGTGTCTTAGAGAACCAAAACGGCACTCCACCCACTGCATATAGCGTAACTGTTAACTCATCTATTGCATCTGCAGGTGGAGAAGAACTTGAGAACACTAACAAGATCAAGTTCAATGCACCTCGTTCTTATGGAGCACAAGACAGAGCAGTAACTGCATCTGACTATGAAACTATTGTGAGACAGATTTATCCTGCTGTAAGTGACATTATTGTCTATGGCGGAGAAGAAGCAGATCCTCCACAGTATGGAAAAGTATTCATTTCACTGAAACCAAAGGATGCATCTTACTTAACATCCTTAACAAAGAAAGAAATTATTGATGGTCTTAAGAAGTATGTGGTTGCATCAATCGAACCACAAATTATAGACCCATCTATTCTTTATGTTGAACTGAAAAGTTCTGTATTTTATGATAGAAACAGTACAGATCAAACTACAACCGACATTGAAAGAAAAGTGATTCGTTCTGTACAAGACTATCTTAATCAGTCTAGCACAGAAAAATTTAATGGCAAGTTTAGATATAGTAAAGCTACTGCTGTTATCGATGATGCCGATCGTTCAATTAACTCAAATTTAACAACTGTTACAATGAGGAAGGATTTCTATCCTCAATTAAATTCAACTTTTTATTATGAACTATGTTTCCAAAATGCGTTCGATACTGACTGCGACGATCCTGTTTTATCATCTACTGGTTTTAGGGTTACTGAACATCCTAATTATGATGTCTATATCGAAGATAGGTCGGGCAAAATCGTCCTATATAGGATAGATCCTGCAACTGGCAATAAAGTTGTCCTAGACAGCGATATTGGCGATATTAATTATGAGAAAGGCGAGTTAAAAATTTATGCATTGACAATTATTAAAGGTAGCTTCTTTGATAATAGGATCTCCGTGAGGGTAAAACCACTT